TACCACCACTTGCTGAAGAAGATATTTCAAAATTATCTCCAACTTGGTTTATTGTAATGTTTGTACCTGCAACTAATGAACCACTAAATATACCTGTTTCATCAAATGTTCTAATTACAGAACCACTTACGATATTACTACCATCTGTGATTTGTGATGAACCACTAATTACTCCACTTGGAAGTTGTGATATTATAGAACCACTTAAAACTTCCTCAGTATTTAATTTTGTTTTTATAGATACATCAATAGAAGAAGTAAATGTTTCAATTGAATCTAATCGTTGTCTACTTGATGTATAATGATTTGCAAATGCAGTATCGTTTGTTGTATCAGTTGAATTAACTAAATCTACAATTTCTACGAATTGGTCATAATCTGCATTAGCACCACTTAATATATTATCTATTCTTGATTTTTCTGTGAGGATTCTTGAATCTACTGAAGAACTATACGAACCACTAACTAATCCACTAGGAAGCTGTGATACCAATGAACCACTTAAGATTCCACTACCATCAGTAAGTTGTGTTGAACCACTAACTACACCACTTGGTAATTGAGATAGTATTGAACCACTAATTACACCAGTTCCATCTAAGTTTCTTAGTACTGAACCACTAATTACTCCTGTTCCATCAAATGTTCTAATAACAGAACCACTAACTATATTACTACCATCAGTAATTTGAGATGAACCACTTATAGTACCACTTGGTAAAGAACTAATAACTTGAGTAGAACCACTAATTGTCCCTGCTGGAACCGAACCACCTCCTCCACTTGGTAATGTTACTGTATTACCAGTTGAGATTGTAAGTTGGTCTCCACTTATAGAAAGTGTTTGTGAATCTGTTTCTGATGTTAGGTAAGATGAAGTTGCTGCCGATAAAGCATCTACTTCAGATTGAATGGATGATGTAAATGTATTAAGTGATGTTATATCAGTTTTTGAACCACTTAAAACATTAGTTCCATCGAGTGTCCTTAATACTGAACCACTAACTACACCAGTTCCATCGAGTGTTCTTAATACACTTCCACTAATTACACCAGTTCCATCTAAAGTTGTGATTACTGAACCACTTACGATACCACTTGGTTTATTTGTAAGATTTGAATAATCAATTGAACCTGTAAATGAAGTTGCAGTAATAGAACCAGTTACATCTAAATCTGCACTTACTTTATACTTACCACCTTCAGTAGTCCATATAGAAGAACCACCACCTCCACCACCTCCTCCGAGGGATGATAGGTCAACAGTATTTCCTTCTGATATAGTTAATTCTTTAGAAGCTTGGTTGAATGTAAGGGTCTGGTCATCCGTATCGGTATCAACAATATTTCCTATTGATGTAGCTATAGATGAACTAAATGAGGTAAACCCATCAGTTTGGGTTATAGAAATTTGTTGTGAACCACTTACTATTCCACTACCATCTGTTATTTGTGATGAACCACTTACAGTTCCATCTGGTAAATGAGATATTACTTGAGCTGATGAAGAAACGATTCCACTACCATCGGTAATTTGTGTTGAACCACTTACTATTCCTGTTCCTTTAAATGTTAATCCACTTCCATCCCCAACATACGAACCACTAAATGAACCAGATACACCACTAGCACCACTTAAGTTAACTGAACCAGAATCTACTTGAAAATCTCCTTCAATTACTGATGCGGTTACTACACCTTGAATCTGTTTACTTTGAATTAATGTTGCCATGCTATCTACTCACTATTTTACCTTTTACTGAAAAATCTGTATTAACTATTAACTCTGGATTAAGAGTAATACTTTCAGTAAAATTAATTACTATATTGGTTCCGTTATCTATAACTGAGTATGATGCAGCATCTGATTTTATACCTTGTAAATATACATCGATATAATCGGAATCTGAATCTACCTTAATTTCTTCAAAAACAAATTTCTTATTAGTAAGAGTTACGGTAAATAAATCACCACTTAAACTAATTGAATCGGCAATGTAAGTAAATATTGTTGTATCATTTATTACTTCTTGTACCAAATCCTTAAACCTTTGTTTATCATCAAAAGGAGTTATTATATTAGGTTTCTTTTTACTCATATCTGTTCAATATCCCCTTCTACTCGTATATCATCATCGGATTCAATTTCAAACCCAAAATTAGCTCTTTTAAACTTTATTTGTAGGTCATTATTTACATGCTCATGAGTATAATCTTTCTCCAAAATGTATTGACCATTTATAAATATATCAAAACGTGCATGTTCCTTACGAAATGGTCGTAATTTTATATCTAAATCTTTCATTTTTACATTTTCTAATTTCCATACCCAATATATAGGATGAGACATATCATGTACAACCAATTGAAACTCATTTGGTTCGTGAACTTGTTTTAATATTTTTCGTAAATCTTTAATGGCCATTTTATAGTTCCTTAAATTTACCTGTTATACCTAATTCATCTGTGTTTTCTAAAATATAACCCAACTCCGTTGTACTCGAAATATAGTTATTTTCACTATCGAGTGAACCTGTACCAAAGTTGAAGTAAATCTCATCACTACTAGGTGATTCAGTATAACTATACTTAGTATGTGGTATCAAAACACCATTTATATAAATTCTAAACCAATCATCTACATTAAATACACCATTTAATTCAGGTGGCAATACTGGCAATTCAACATTTGTAAGTTTTATTGTATCAGCATCTACAAAAGAACCTTCCTGAGAACCTCGTATTGACATAAAATCAATCACATCAGAATATTCACTATATAATCTCTTTTCTACTTTAGAATTTGTTACATTTCCACCAGCTTCACCAGTTAAATCTGTTTCTGTACCAAATATTACCTTTTTTGGCCCAATAGATTTTTTATGAGTAGATTCATTATCAAATTGTTCTGGTAGGAGATAAGCATTCACAGCCATAGTAAAAGTGGTTCGTACAATTCGTTGAGAACCTTCACCAACTTCACTCTGATTATCGAAATTATCAATACGAACTCTAAATTTAAATCCTTCTTTATCTCCCCAATACTCATCTGTTGCATATTGGAAAGCTTCTACAATCTTATTCATATGTTCTGTAAAATCAGTCCATATCATTACTTCATATGAGATAGTAACGTAATCAGGTATAACAATATCATAGAATTTTAAAGGTTTTTCACTTTGAGTAATCGCAGAAAACCTATCATACTTGTGTTTATTTGAATATCGTGATACACCAGGATAAGCAACGTGTCTATTCATAGTATTAGACATTGCATCATCTCTAGCAACGGAATTTCTTTTGAACATTACCATTGGTATCTGCACCATCCCTTTCTTATCTCGTAAAAACCCATCTTTTTGAACAGATTTCCATCTTTCAGGATTACCATACACTACTGGTATCTTTTGTTTCTCTTCAAATATCTCAACAGTAGGTAATACTGTATCTATCATGTGTTCAGCTATAGCTAAATCTACATCATATAGCTTTATGCCTTTACCCTTTTCAATACTATCCTTTTTGTATTGAAGAGCCCGATTAACTGGTCTATTTTTTAGTGGGTCTATTGCCATAATTAACTATATATCCTATCATCTATTTGAATTTGACTTCTTCTTACCATAAATGCTACTCCAATCAATTGATTTTTAGAATCTGCAAATGTATTTGTTTCTTTATCGTATATTTGTGGTTGTCCACCGATTAAAGCACTTTCTCTTACATTATCAAGTTCATAATAAATTCCATCAAAGAGTATTACATCACCAATTTCAGGATATCCAACCGAAAGGTTTTGTATTGCCTCTGTTGGAACAAGAGTACCATTAATATCTCTTACTTTTGGGACTGCAAATGAAGTTTCTCTACATCTTTGTCTGTTAAATCTAAATTCTACGGCTTGTTGTTTATCTGGACCAAATCCCTCATACACAACATTCATAGGTTCCCTATCAACGATAGCCATAACAGTAGAAGGAGCTCTCCAAACCTTACCGAGCGATTCTCCGTATAAATTTGTTTTGGTTTCACCAACAGATACCTTAAATAAGGTTACTGCCTGTTCTACAACATAATCCACTACCTCTTCAGATATAGTTTTTATGAAATCCAAATCCTTTGCATTGAAAAACTTTGGCATAATTTTATCCTACATAAATTGCGATTGGAACTCGATTCATTATTTGTTGTTGTTGTTCAACCATAGATGCTTCATTTTCCATTCTTTGTTTTTTACTTACTTCGTTAAGATTCTCTCTTAATTGTTCTACAAGAGAATCCTTTTCTGTTTGTGCTTCAGCTCTTAATGCTGCACCATCTAAAGAAACTTCAGAACCTGGTATTGGAACTGTATTATATTTCTCTCTAATAGCACCTAACATCTCTTTTGCTAAAGCAAGTGTGTATTTTCTAATCCATTGTTTACCAACATCATTGATTTTGGAGTAATTAGCAAAACTATACCCAATATTAGAGTAATCAGAAACTACTCCATCTTGAATTATTGTTGTATTTTCTCTTCTATCTTTTACAACCTGATATTCGAACCAAAGTTGGTATTCGGTTGTGGGTTTTGGTAGAATAGTTATTTTATTATTTACAATATTAAAAGAATGACCTGATTTTCTCATTTGGTCATTAAATTCAATCTGTTGAATCCTTAACATATCCTCATAAATTGGCATCAATATAAATTGTGCTGCTGGTGAGAAGGAACCGAATCCAAATTCATCAACTAAGTTAAGTGTTCCTTGTCCACTTACCGAATAAGGGTCAAAGAATCGTTGAATGGCTGGAGTGGTTTCATAATATACTTTGGTAATATCAATTCGTTCACCACTTTCAGATACATCACCATAGAGAGCCTGTAAATCATATTCTTGTGAACCAGTTCCTACTGTAATTGAACCTTTTTTGATATCAGCTCTACCCCCTACATTGGCTAAGTTACCATATGCTTCAGCTATTGTTACTACATTATTTAAATCGGAACCTTGAACGGATTTATGAGTATAATCTGAACCTGTTGGTTGTCCTTCTAAAGAACCAAGGTTATTTCTAATATTAAATTGGTTTACTTGTGCCGAATATTCACTAACTGCCTCTTCAAATACAGCAAAAAAGTTTTCTCCTTGTAATTCAATATCAATTATAGGATAACCTAATCTTTTTGCACACCAAGAAGCAACTTTAGGTGCTTCTGTTTGAAATATCGAATCGGAATCATAAATTCCGAATGGTGTGGAGGAACCTGATGTGAAATCAGCTGAACCCGTCCAAATTCTTGCTTGAGACATATATCTTTTTCCTTTTACTTATACAATTATACTCTTATAAATATAAATTAATTAAAAAGGAGGGAATAAAACAAAAAAAGAGGGAAACCTTTCGGAATCCCTCTAATTTTATCATCACTATGTAATGACCTATTAACTAAGTTTTAATTAACGATTATACGTTAGCTAAATCTTTAACATAGATTTTACCATAGAATTCTGGACGAACCATTTTCTTAGCATATCTAGTCATTACACCTCTTCTTGGTGTAAAGTTAGTTGGGTCATATACAAGAGGTGTCATGATTAATGGTACATACGGTGCATAAACAGCTCCAGTTTCAAGGAAATTACTTCCTTTAAATCCTAACAAGATTTCGTTTGAAGTCATGTAAGGGTTTTTGTAAACTGTGTATCTGTTTGCAATAGAACCAACAGTAGTTACACCAGCTGCGAAAGATGAAGCATCTTTATCAGCAGATACAGTAAATCCTGGGATTGATTCTAAGATAGTACATACATCAGGAGAAGCAACAATAAAGTTAGCTCCACCTCTTAATGTTAATTGGTGAATCTTGTTCGAAACTTTGTTAAGTTTAGCACCTAAAGTTTGGAACCAAGAGTTCTTAGTGTAAGCAGCTGAATTAGTTCCAGCAATCCATGCACCTGTTGCAGAATTGTACTCTTCACCTAAAGATACTGACCAGTATTCAGTAGTTAAAGCATTAGCTTTTAACATATCAAGGATTTCAAGGTCAATCTCTAATGAGATGTACTCTGATAACATTGAAGTTAATTCAGCTTCAGCATCAATACTGTGGTAAGCATTTAAATCTTGAGCTAATTCTGGAGTCCATACAGCTTTTAGTTTTCTAGTCTTAGCAACAATTGCTTCAGACTTTAATTCTAAATCTACTTCTGGAATTCCAACGTCAGAACTTGTTTTAGCTTCAAAATCACCTCTGTTTTCAGCAACTGGTTGTTGAGAGAACTTGATGTTCAATCCACCAGCATCAGCACCTGCAGTTAAGTCAGATACTTTTGCGAAGAATACAAAGTTAGAACCTACAACTTTCGAGTGAGCAGGATAGAATGTATCCGCACCAGCGAAAGAAGAAGCTGAGATGTAGTAACTTCTTACAGCATCTAAGTCAGGTCTTGTTAATACATTTGTAGCTACAGAAATCTTAGCGATTTCACTTGCAGCACAAGATGCAGATAAAGAAGCATCAAATCCTACATCCGCCCATGAAGCAGTTGCGAAAGTTTGTTCTCCTTGAGTTGCAGTATCATCTTGGTCATTGATTGAATAACCGAATCTACCTTCACCATATAAACCGTTTACAGCAGAATCAGTTGAACCTAAGTCTGAACCTGTACCACCGAAAAGTGAATTTCCAGAAAATGCAGGGTTACCTGGTTGAGCTGTACCATACTTAAAGTCTAAATAAAAGATTAGACCTGAAGGAAGGTTCATTGGTTGTACACTAACGAATTCTTTCGATGCAATTTCACCGAAGATTCTTCTTACTAGAGGAAGGGCTACACCACTCCACTCTTCACTACCAGCACTTGTTCCAGTTGCAGTAGCTTCATCAAGCAATTGTTTTGCTTGGTTTTCCAACAATACAGAAATCTGTGATTGTTGTCTTTCTCCTAAACCTTCAAGAAGTCCAGTTTGTTCCCATTTTGATTTCAGTTCTCTAGTTTCAGCTAGCATTACTGATTGTGGGTTCTTTCCTTCCATAAGTTTAGATAAATCAAAATTTGCCATTTTATTATCTCCTTAAATTTTTGTTAATTAATGTTAGCAAGTTTCTTGAATCTATCAGCCATCGTATTAGTTGATTCAGCAATTACTTCCTTCTTAGGAGCAGTTGATGCAACTGGTTTAGATGCGAATGATTCATTAATCTTACTTGATTTTACTTTTTTTGCAGTTCCATTAAACTTAAATGATTCAGCTAATGTACTGAATACAAGTTTAACTTCTCTTACGTTACCAGTTCTGTCTAATGTTTCAACAACTTTCATTTTTTGTTCGTTTGTTAAATCATATGAACGGAACAATTTGTTTGTGAAAAGAAGTTTTGCATTTAACAAGTTTACCTCGTTAATTGTTGACTTAAGTTCCTTGATAGTAGACATTGCCTCTTTCAATTCAGCTTGAGTTTCTTTTAATTCTTCGTTTTCATCAACGTCTTCTTCTTCAGAAACTTCTTCAGATTCTTCTTCTTCTCCGTATCCCATTTCTTTTAGGATTTCGTCTAAGTTGATTTCTTCATCCAAATCTTCTTCAGATTCTTCTTCAGATTCTTCACCTTCTTCTTCAGCGATTTCATCAGCAGATTCTTCTTCTGATTCTTCACCTTCGTTGTGGTGTTCATCTTCGTGAGATTCGATTTCATCTTGAGCGATATCAGATACTTCTTCCTCTTCCTCATCATCAAGTTCTTCTTCAAGTTCTTTAATGATTGATTCAAGGTCAAGTTCATCTTCTTCTTCGATGTCTTCTTCTTCAGAAACTTCTTCTTCTTCTTCTTCACCTTCGTGAGAATCTTCAGAAACTGCTTCCTCTTCTTCTTCTCCTTCACCTTCTTTAACAACTTCAGTATCGTCCTCTTCAGAACCAACTTCAGCAGTTTCAGCTTCGGTGTCAGGATTTTCTTTAGCTACTTCTGATGATGAGTTAGCATCATCTGCTGGTTGCTTATTGTCTCCATCAATTCCAGAAGAATCTGCATCGGATGTATCCTCTGCACCATACTCTTCACTTACATCTTCTCCTTCTTCATCATTATCTTCAATTTCTTGTTGAATTTTCTGAGAAAGAATAGATTGTAAACGTGGAGTAAAAGCTTCTTCTAAAGCGATTTTGGCATTAGCAATTGCAGTTTCTCTAACAGCTTTTGCATCAGCGATAGCTTCTTTTAACAAATTTGAGTTTGCCATAATAGTTACCTTTCGTTTTGTGATTGTGAAAATATTTAAGGATTTTCAATAAGATTATTGTAAAACGGTTTGTTTGGTCACCCTACATAAGTAATTCGTGGGTATTCATAAACCTAAGATAAGAACCTACATTTGGTAGGTTATTCAGTATATAAATATACAATCTATAACTAAAACGTTATTTTTTTGTATTTTTATTTTTATCGTTTGATTTGGAACCTTTTTTCTTCTTCGTTTTTTTAGTAAACAACTTAACAGTAGTATCACCTCCTTCTATTTTTTCCAAAATAGTTTTTTTGTATTGTTCTCTAACTGCTAATTGTTTTTGTCTTCTACGAATTGTTGTTGGTTTTTTATAATATCTTCTTTCTCGAAGTTCTAAAAGATGTTCAGATTCCATAACACCTCTTTTAAATTTTTTTAAAGCTCTGTTAATATCTCCTTTAATAACTTTAACAGCTACTCTTGATTTTTTTCTCATTCTCCTAATTTTAGTTGTAACAATGTTTTATATAAGTATATATAATTGAAGTTTTAAGAACCTTTACCAGTTCCTGATTTTCTTCCCTTAGTATGTGTAGAAACATTTATAGGTTTTTTACCCTGTCCTGCAGATGATTTACCACCTCTATTAGATTTATTTTGTGCTGCTCTTTTTCTACGAGTTGCAGATTCTTTTTCTTTTTTACTCATAGATGCGGCTTTCTTGGCAGGAACACATTTAGCATATCCTTTTTTCTTACCACTTGTACCACATGGAGGATGTTTACCACTTTTATCTTTTTTACCGATGTTAACCCACTTGGATTTAAACCAGTTTCTCAAATCTTCATTTGTGGTTTCTTCAAATATCTCGTCTATGATATCTTGTAATCTCATTATTTACCTAATTGGAATAATTTTTCTTCTGCAGCTGCATTAGTTCTGTAATCGTAATGTTTTGGATTTACTCCAAAATCTTTTAGGGATTTTTCTAACCAAATTCTATATTTGTTTTTTCCATACTTTTTTTCCATTACAGAAAGTACATCATAAAATTTAGTTTCACTCTTATTTACTTTTTTTACTAATTTAGTTATTTCAGATTTATCTTCTACCATTGGATTATATCCTTGTGGTACTTCTTCGTTTATTGATTCATTTACATCATACATCTTACTGTTTCTATCAACAGATATAAGAGTTAAACCTTTATGTTTCTTACTTAACTTATCAAATTCTTTTTGTGCTTTGTTGATATCTCCATCACCTGGTCTTTTACCACCATCTTGGTAATAAACTTTACCGTAATCTTGTTTCCTTTTATCAAACTTATCTACTATTACTAATATTTCGTTTATTGATTCGTTTGTTAGTTTGTATCCTTTTTTTACAAGTGTTCCAACAAAGTTACTTAAATCTTTTTTGTTCTTGAAGATTTTAATATCGAAGAAATCACTACCATCTTTGTGTTTCTTTCTACCATCGTGGAAAGATATTGTGTATTTTGCTTTACCAATACCATCTTGTCTTTTGAATCTTTTCTTACCTTCATCAACACCTCTCATTTTCTTTTTGACTATCATTGTGATACCACCCAAATCCTTTGCCCACTTTTCAGCATCTTTCTTATCACGATATGCAGCAGTTGCTACTGGTTTTACACCTTTCTTTGGTGAATGTAATACAATGTAAGCTTCGTTTACTGATTCGTTTTTCTTTTTACCCTTTTCCTCATATCCATTTGCGAATGCTGCTTTTCTTTGAGCATCTGATGAGAATCCTTCGTTCTTAGCGAGTAAATCATCTACATCCTTATGAACATCTTTGTAGTTGTTGAATTTTTGTTTACGAATAGCACTATATAAAGCCATTGTATATTTTTGTGAATTGTTATGAGCTCTACTCTTAACTAAATCTGAAGCACCATAAGCATCTTTGGATTTACCTTTAGAAACCATTTCCAATTTGTTAACTGCTGATTTAAATGCTTTGAAATCTTCGAAGGCTTGTTCTTTTTTTCTATCGTGAATTACTTGGATGATATATTCTTTGGCTTTCTTTTCATCACCTTTGAATTTATCTAGTATTTGTTGTGCACCTTTATCATTCTTTTGTAAGGCTCTTTCAAAGTTACCGATTTGTACTTTTGCTAAACCTTTAGCATTGAAATAATCTCTTTTATCAAAGATACCATATACTTTTTCAAATACCTTATCAGGTGATTTAAATCTTTCTTGAATTAACATTTTTTCCATCCTCCACCAGCAGCTTTATATTTCTTAGCTGCCCAGCCATTAGCATATGCTGATGGATAAACATCGAATTTCTTTTTAGCTTGTGATTTGTAAGAACTCCACTTACCTGAATCAGTAGGACAATTTTTTTCCATTAGGGTTTCAAATTTTTTACCAAATTCATATAATGCAGTTTCTTGTTCATTTAAATCAGTTACTTCTTTTATTGTAGTAGTAATAGAACCATCATCGTTTCTCATTGATATGGATACAGGTTCTTCATTTAAAGATTCGTTACATCCACCTTCAGTTGTTCCGTTACAACCACATCCACAATCTTTAGATTCGTTCATTCCTAAACGTTCTTTCATTTGTTCTTCTGAAATCTCACCAATCTTGTAGTATCTTGAAAGGATATGTCCCATATCTTCATATAATCCACCCATTCTTTGGTCAAGTGCACGAGCCTCAAGAGCAACTTTATCGAATTGTTTACCCAACTTATCCAATTCACTCATGTTTCTCTTAATAGTATGTTTATCAAACCAATCATCACCCTCTTGAATTGCTAATGTTTTAGCTGCTTCTGTAATACCACCAAGTGTTTCTGCCACTTGAGTAATATCAGATTTTCTATCCATTGATTCTTGATATTTGTTGTAAGTAGAAACGATTTCTAAGAAGTGTTTTTTAACTTCTAAAGAAAGAGGTCTCTTTTCTTCTGATTCGTTCATTAGTTGGGTTAATTTAATCATTGTACTCTCCTTAAAATAATTTTTTTAGTTTCTTATCACCATAAACATCGGCGAAATACCATTTCTTATCTTTCATATTGTATAAATATATGTATTCTGCTCCACCACTTCTATCTGCATCATCTACATATTTACCAAAATCTTTCATATCACCTTTAGTTGGTTTCCCATTTTTGTAATATTCAATTTCTTTATCATCGAAGATTCCTCTTGCTCCACCCATCTTGATTAGTTTAAGAACATCTTTATCACTTTTCATGTGATGTTTTAAACCTGGTTTCATGTTTGATGGATAACCATCGTAGTGAACGTATGCAGAAACAATCTTACCATTTCTACCAATCACACCAACTTGAGAACGAGTTCCTTCGTTGATTACATCTTCTTTTAAAAGTTCAGTCAATTTAATCATAATTCTTTTGTCTCCGTTTTGTGTGTATAAAGGTCAAGTTTACCATCTTTGGTTAACTTAACATCATAATTAGTTTTTCTAATATCATTGTGTCCACCCTTATATGGAGTATCCCCAACTTCCTTAGTAACCTTACCTAATTTAATTTTATTTTTGGACATATAGTCCTGTACATTAAATGCCATAACTTAACTTATTTCTGTTATAATTTCTCTCATCAAATCTTGTGATTTACACCACTCGTTACAAACTTCACCTTGTTTAATAAGTTGTTTGTTAACAGATTCATTCATCGGAGTCATAAATGCCCCATGAGTTGATGGATTAGAAACAAAATCCCAACCAATCAATTCAAAATCTTCACCTACTTGTACTTTACCACCTGATAGAGGTTCTACTGAACCCATACCTCTTGATGATATACCTAAAAGGATACCTGCTTTAAGTAGTTCTTTTAAGATATTACCACTTGGAGTTGGTAGAATCTCAACTGTTCCTACTAAATCATCATTATCCCAATGTATCTCTCTTACGTTATGAGATACGTTCTTTAGATTGATTACAGAAGAATCTGGATGGTCTAATTCACCAAGTGCTCTTCTTTCTTTAATAAGTGTTTCGTATTTCTTAGCTTCTCTCATCAAAATTGGTTTAGGATATATCCTTCCATTTTGATTTTCAGCACCTGCTCTTTGTAAAATACCCTTAACGATAGTTCTTCCACTCTCATCCTCGTTTACTCTACCTTCGAATAGGTTTGTTTCTATTAATAATTGTCCCATTATGCTCCCCAAGTTTTTCTTCGTTTAAATAAATCGAAAAAGATTGCAGATACTTCCTGTCTGATGATTTTTCTTATTAAATCCTTATCAGATTCATTGAGTTCTTCGTTAATCTTTCCTTTTTTAAAGTTAACAATTTCCTCATTGATGATATCATACAACTCTTTCTTAGTCATCTTATTTTATTTTACCTCTCTTTGCATCTCTCTTTAATTCTTCAAGAGCATTGATTTGGTCTTGTATTGCCTGTTCCAAACTTACTTGTCTATACTTAGCTTGTTTTCTAACAGCCAACATTGCAATTCTTTTTTCTTCAGTAGAAGGTCCTTCGTTTACCGATTCATCCGTTCTTTCTCGTTCTACGTTTCTTAAAGCTATTCTAGCTTCCTTATCAGATAATTTATCAATCATCTGTATCATTATTTTTTGGTCTTTTTTATCATTACCAACACCACCAAATTCCAATGCGTTCGCAAGAGTAACCCTATCATCACCATTTCCGAAACGAGCCATATGTTTCAAATCATTTTTAGCTCTACCTTCGTTAATTGATTCATCAACTGATTCTTTTTTACCTTCTTTTTTCTCTATTGCCTTTTTAAGTGCTGGTGGTAATTTTTCTTGAGCCTTTGTTAACTCATCTAATTCAGTTTCATCTCCTCTACCAAATCTTTCTACTTTATATTCCTTATCACCTACTTTGAATTTAGAATCACCATCCTTTTTTGCCTTAGCAACAGCAGCACCGAATGCATTTCCTTCATTCTTCTTTCCTCTACCTTTCCAAGTTTTTTCAATCTTGTTAAAGAATGCTTTCTTTTCTTCATCAGACATAGAAGGAATTGATTTACCAGCTTTTTCTAAGGCCTTTTTGAAAAACTCTTGATATTCAGACTCTTCAACCATAGTTTCTTTAACTATGTTTTTTAATGCTTCTCTTGTTATTTTCATTTTTCAATCTCCTGTATAGTTCGAGCGATATTTATCAATCTCTCCTTTATCTTATAAATATGTGAATTTGTTCTTTTCCAATATTGATTGGAATCTAATTCATTCATTGTTTTAATCTTGTTATACCAATTAAAAAACTTTTCAGTTTCTCTAAGTTGATACTTAAGTTCTTTCAATCCCATAGCCATCTTCTTATGAGGATGCATTGATTCATCATTTTTTAATTCTAACCAACGATTAACAGGTCTTTTTACTTTAGCTTCGTTTATTGATTCTCTCATATTACCAGTATAATTCATTGACCAATTATCGAATCCATCTAATGCTCTAGCAATCTGTCTTTCTTCTTGTGAACCATAAGGATTGTATTTCAACTTCTTTTTCAAAATATCTAATTCTTTTTGACCGAAGTTTTCGTATCCACCTTTTTGTTTCCACTTTTTCATTAGCTTTTTCTTAGTGGTTGATATGATACGATTAACGTTCATAACATGGTAAGCTCCTTCGTTTACTGATTCACCAAATTGTTTGGTAATCATTTTAAACATTTTGTTATTAGGTCTACCAGCAATTGCTGATACGAATGCCATTCTATCTTTTAAATTTCCTTTTTTTACAAAGTTAAAAAGTTTCTTTGCATCGATGTTATGTGTATTGATAAAATCATCAACAGCAATACCACGAGTACCAGTGAATCCAGCAATACCCATAGCTAATTTAGAAGCTTCGTTTACTGATTCATCTATTTTGTTATTCTTTTGAACGTGCTGATAAATCTTTTTTGCAAATGCTGGGGAAGTAATTTTAGCTATTTGAGTAATAGTTTCTCTTTTGTTAGGTCTTACTGATGTTGAACTTGCATGACCTTTCATATCAGGAAATTTACCATCTAATGAATATCCATAATCACGAATATCAGTTAGGTTGGAATCTTTATCAAAAATAAATCCATATGAACTTATTCTTGAATTGTACATTATTCTTACTGTAAGTTCGTATCCATTGTTACCTTGTTTATCAGAACCGATAACCATTCCAAAGGATTCACCTGTTTTGTTGTTTCTACCTTTGATTGCCTCAGAGATGTTATCAACATCATCACCTACTACACTATAACCAAGTGCAGTTGCGATTTTTTTCTTTCTTTTTTTATCAGATTTACCTTTATCAGAAAATGCGTTAGGAGTTTGATAACCAGCTACATTACCTGTTGCAGTAGTTTCATCAAGGTCTTTTTCAACTTCATGAATTAACCCTTCTATAAATTCTTTAAGATTATTTTCCATTGACATTATTCATCTCCTTAATTAATTCATAAGACATCATCAAAGCTGAAACCTGACCATCGGTAATCTTTTTACCAATTTTTTGTTTTTTAAGAACATTTATAGTTTCTCTCAACTTTATTTTTGTAATCTTATCCTTCATACCTTTATACAATGAATGTAATTCGGTAATCGTTTTAACTAATTGAGATTCATAATACTCATTGAATTTAGAAGTATTGGTTACATTATTAATATATTCTCGTAATAAACCTTTTTGGGATTCGTTTAAAGATGTATATTTTTTATTAAAAGTTTCAACAAGAATCTTATAAGTTAATAATCTAAGGTCTTTTTCTTGTTTCTTATAATCTTCAACTAATTTATCTTGCTTAACATTTTTTGAAATTTGGGAATTTGATGAGATATGCTCTACAAGAGTTATTTTAGAATCGAATACATCCTTTACATCAAGGATATCATTTTTTTTACCTTCAAATAATTTATGAATTGAAGCTAAAACTTTATAATTTGTTACAGGGGAAGATAGAAAATTATTAATTTCAAAATTTTCTTTTATAGATTTGATAAGATTATACTTTTCTCGTTGTAATTTAGTATAATCTATTCTACTATGTGCTTCTAAAATAGCATCAATAAACTTTTCAGCTTTTGATTCTGTATTATATTTTTCGTTTATAAGTAGGTTGAATAATCTAAGCTCCTTAGACATTTCAGTACCTTTTCCATAGAATTCTTTGATAATTCCTTTTGATTTTTCCTCACTACCATTAAGTATTTCAACTGTAATTTGGCGAGTTAATAATTCAAAAAGAAATCCTGTATTCTTAAATTTTGAATGTTTTATTTTTCTCATCTTTTTTATTTCCTATTGTGATATAGTAAAAATTCCCATATATAAATATAAATTTATAAAACTTAAACTAAATTATTCTTGGTCTAGTATGTTACCCTCATCTAACATACCTTTAATTTCATGTAAATATTTCCGTTTTGAAGCTATACCATTAATATACTTAATAGCCTTTTCTTCAGAAGTTCTTGAACGCTTTTTTGTTCTTTCATCATCACCAAGTGGGTCTCTACCAAGTGGGTGTTTATCTTTTTTATAAGTTCCACCTTCTCTTGGTCTACCACCTTTATCTTTTATTTCTTGTTTTATGTTTTCAATTTGTTCTTCTATATCATCTGGTTCTTCATCTTCTTGTGCTGGGTCTGAACCTTCATCTTCGATAGAACGGAATCTAAATCTATCTTTTAAATCATCTAACATTCTAACTCGTTCTTCATCTTGTTCACCACCACTTAGTTTAAATATATTTTGATATACCCAATCTTTTGATAACATATTCAGACCTTGGATATCTTGAGCCAATCTAATTTTCTCACTCCAAAGGTTTACTTTTTCTTGTTCGTAAATTGTAGATGGGTTTACCAATTGTAATTCAAAGTTAGTCATTTCTGAATCCGTAATTCCTTGCGAGTATAAGTGAACAATTGCAATCTTAGATAATTCTGAAATTACTGTTCTTTGGATTCTTTCTATTGTTCTTGCAAATCTAACATCTTCAGCGGCAAGAGTTGCTTTACCATTTACATTTTCCTCATATCCTAAATAAGCTTTTGGAATTTTTAGAGCTGCAAATAATTTGTTTTTTAAATAATCGATATCCTCAATACTAGCATATTCCAAACCAGCAAGATTATCAATTTGTGTTCCACTATCACTACCACGAACAGGAAGATAGAAATCTTCTGTTAGGTTTTGCATATTGTACTTTAAGTTATAATCACCCGTATTTCTATCAACAAAAGGAACTTTCTTCATTTTATTGATAATTCTCTGCATATAGTTATCTACTTCTGTTGGAGGGATATTACCTATATCAATTTTGAAAACTCTTTTTTCTGGTGCTCTCATAATTCTATGAATTAACATAGCATCTTCCATTAAAGATAATTGTTTCCACAATCTTCTACCATTCTCAATCATAGATTTACCATATGGTAACCAGTTAGTATCTGCTAATAATCTAAAGTGAGCAACTTCAAAATTTTCATATTCTTCTTTTCCATTCGGGTCCTCAGTAATTTTAAACTTTACTGAATTTGGATTCGATGGGTCTGTTCTTTCTAATCTTTCTGTGTTGTAAACTGAATGAGGTGTTACGTTAACAATACCTTTACCTTCAGCAATTTCTAAACCTAAGAAGAAATCTCCATACTTACACATATTTCTTACCCATGGCCATAAGTTGAATTCAACATTAAGAACATCGTAAAATAAGTTCTGAAGTACAGATTGTACTTGTTGGTTATCCGAGTGAATCATAAGAGTATCACCAAATTCGTTCTTTAGTGTTGATTCATCTGCGTATATATCAAGAGCTGATGCCAATATTGGGTCGTTATCCATTGCATCAAAATCTCTAAAAACTTCTCTACGAACTTGTTGGTATGCCATTGATTGAGCACCACCTGCTTGTTCATAGAAAGATTTTTGTAGTTTCGTATATCTATCTCTCAATGAAGATAAGTTCGTCTGTTGTCTTTCATCGGTATCGAAAACTTTTCTCTTACCATCTTTATCGACAGTAACAACTGCCTGAGCTCTGAAGAGTTTAGTTAACCTACCAAAAAATGAAGTATCTGCCATTTTGTTCCTATTTTTAAATTATAACCTTTATTTATTTTTTTACCATTTTCTACATGACCAGTATCTAGCCTTGTGCCTTGGACCTGGTGAATCACAATTATGTCTAGCTCTAAATGCTTTTCTAGCATCAGGATTAGATTTTCTGATTTTCATAGTTTTTCCTTTTGCGGAACTTCCACCATGTCCAAAGTTAACTTTTACAACGTTACCTTGTGGGTTTTTGACATATACTTTGAATTTTTTTACATCACCTTGCATCGGCTTTCCAAGTTTAACTGTCCTACCTTGATACTCAGCTTCATTCATATCAGATTTATATTCTTTCATGAATTCACAGAACTCTTTTATATCATGGTAATTTTCCACATTATATTCTTCTGTGTGTATCTCTTCGTTAAGTAAATTTTTTAATGATATCATAATTTATTTTCTCCTATACTATAAATATAGAATTATTTAATTAACCAAGTTAGGTCTTCATGACTATCACCAACTCTCATTTTCCAAGGGTCTTCTTCCATTGAAGTATTACCTCCAAATCCCATACCAACCACATCCAATGAATGTGCCCCAATACCACCTAATGCTTGTTTTGTTAAATCAATTCCTTCTTGTCTTAATCTAAGTGCCGTATCTCTTACCCAAAGTGAGATAGCCAATGACATTGTTAAATCATCATTGTATCCTCTCATTGCTTCAGCTCTATTACCATTCCATATGAATGTAAACATTTCATCTATTGTTCTCTGTGAACGAATTGTTACAGATTTTTCTCTAACATATTGTTCTAACTTTGATATAATCAAAGGTCGTGTTTTTGATGTTGTAGAAAATCCTGGTTTCATTCCTCTTTCTTCTCTTCTATATTTATTTGTCATCTGATTTTCAACATCTACATATTTTAAATCTGAACTCATATAGAAAAGGTTTCCATATCCTCTATCAATTACTTGTTGTATTACTGCCCATCCAATATTTGCATTCTCAATTACTAGTAATGCATTATTATATTCAGTTGAAAGTGAAACTAAAAAGTTTCCAAAATCTTTAGTATCTAATTTACCTTTGTATTCTGCAACTTGAGATGATTCTTCAATATCAATAACATGACATGCTGAGAAATCTCCGCCATCTCCTCTGGCAACATCGGCAACTACCATATATGCTTTATTGTAGTTTGGATATTCCCACTTCCAAAGGTTTCCATCAAATCCTGTTTTCTCCATTGGTTCCTGTACATACGATTCTTTATAGAACATAAGAAGTTGTGGGTCAATTACAGTATCACCAGAAGAAACAAAATCACAATCACATTCTTGTGCCGCACCTTTTGGTCCTAATAAAACTTCTTGTTCATCTCTCCAACTTTGATTTCTTTCAGGATGTACACTCCAATGTAATCTGATTGTATTAAATGTATTTGTTTGTTCTTCAGCACCTACCCAAGTTTTGTGAAAGAAGTTTCCTACACCATTTGGAGTAGAAAGGATAATTGCATTACCACCCGTTGATAAAGTAGATTGTGCCGATACCCAAATATCTTCAATCTTATCAATAAACGCTGCCTCATCAAATACCAATAAGGATAATGCTTCAGAACGACCAGCATCACCAGCGGCTGAAGTTGCTTTTATCTGAGAACCATTCGAATATCTTAAGGATAGTTTGTTATCCTCTACTGTTGTTTGTTTTAACCACGATGGTAAGTACTGATTCATTACACGAACCTTCGTTACAAGGTTCTTAGCAAC